GAGGTGACGTCCAGTATTACCGTCACCTCTCCCCCCGACCTCTAACCCCTGTACGGATGCCTAGTATAAGAGCAATTCATTGGTGTTTCACATTAAATTTCTCAGGAAAAATTCCTGAGATCGTCTGGACGGCAGACGTACAATATTCTATCTGGCAACATGAGAGAGTGAATCACGACCATCTCCAAGGCTATATTCAGATGAAGAAGCAGACGACTCTGAAGAAAATGAAAGAGCTACTTCCAGGAGCTCATCTGGAGATGGCAAGAGCACCAAAGAAAGCTATTGACTATTGCCAGAAGAAAGAAACCGCCATAGATGGACCTTGGGAGTATGGGACCTGGATTTCTACAGGTAGTCACAAACGAAAGCTTATGGAAAGATTTGATGAAGACCCAGAAGAGATGAAGCTTGAAGATCCAGGATTATACAGGCGATGTTTATCGCGAGTTCAGATGACTAAAGTTAGAGAGAAGAATTCTTGGGATTACGATCTTCGTCCATGGCAGGATGAATTGTTGAAGACGATTGAACAGGAACCAGATGATCGTACTATTCTGTGGGTGTATGGCCCACATGGAGGCGAGGGCAAAAGTGTCTTTGCTAAATACTTAACCTTGAAGGAAGGTTGGTGGTATACAGCTGGAGGGAAAGCGACAGATATGCTTTACAGCTATTCATTGGACCCCACATGCCACGTATGCATTGATATACCCAGATGTACTAAAGAAGAATATATTAATTACGCAGTAATTGAGCAAATTAAAAATAGAATTATAATTAATACAAAATATGAACCATGCACTATTAGAGACGATGGTCATAATGTCCATGTAATTGTATTTGCTAATTATTTACCAGATGTAACAAGGATTAGTGAAGACAGAATAAAAATAATATATTGTTGAATAACTATTGTTTTAAAAACTACGCGAAGCGTATTGGACACGCTTCGGATTTCAAAAGACGCGCTCAATTGAATTTGATAAAATTTTCGCGTCCGGGGTTAGAGCAATAAATAG